TGTCCAAGACGAAGACGACCTAGGGATTGGAGATACCGACCTTGCAGAGGGAAAGCATCTCAAGTCTCTAAGTAAAGAAATCAAGCAATTGAGAAGTCTTCTTAAAGAACAGCAGGTTTCAACGGTCGATTCGAAACTTCAGCTTAAGTTTCCAGATTTTGGTCAGGTCGTGACGGCAGAAAATATTGAAACGTTAAAACAAAATGAACCTGAGTTAGCGGATTCTCTTCGTCATCTTCCAGATCCTTACACAAAAGGGGTCGCCGCCTATAAGCTACTGAAAAAACTGGGAATAAGCCAAGAATCTGCACCTTCTTCTCCTGAAAGGGACAAGGCTCGTGCAAACACTCAAAAGCCTATCTCGGTAAATGCTGTGACAAAGCAGAGTGCTATCGGCAACGTGCATCTTTTTGAGAACGGTCTGACAAAGGAGCTTAAGGCTTCCCTTTGGAAAGAGATGCAGGAGATGTCTAAGCGAGCTTAGGTCCTAAAAGGACTAAGTATGTCTATTACAACAACATCGGTTCTTCCAGCGCCCGTCCAGCAATCGTTTAGCTTTAAACTGCTAAGCGTTCCCGTACCTTACATGATCCATAAGATCCCTGCGGATCTTAAGGCCATGCCAAGAAACGGTGGTACTACCCTGCGCATGAGAAGATACAACCCCTTGGCTACCGCGCCAGTCCCGTTGGGGAATAGTGGAATTACTCCACCTCCGCAACAACTGACATCGATTAACATCGATGCCCAGATGGAATTCTACGGAACCTATTTACTATTGAATGAACAGGTAACTCTGCAAAACCAAGACCCTCAACCAAAAGCAGCATAAAAATTAACTTGTTCTTTTGATTTACACCATGTTAAGATGGAGTAGAAAATAAGGACAAACAGATGAACAAAGAAGATATAGATATGGCATACCTTGCTGGAGTAATGGACGGAGATGGGAGTTTCTCGATTGGAAGATTGTCCAAGTCGAGTTTAAATCCTCTATATTTCGCTCTTATTCAGTGCTCTAAATGGAGATTGGAATTCTTACATGCTTTGAAAGAGAAGTTTGGAGGAAGTCTATTCCAAAGGCCCATGCACATTTGTAAGGATGGTTCTAACGGGCACGCGTTAACCATATGGAAGTTGAGAAGCAATAAAAATTGCCGAGGTGCTCTTGAAAAACTAATTCCTTTTCTTAAGATAAAACAAGAAAGAGCTGAGTTTTTACTAAAATTCATAGACTCTTTTGAATTTGTACGAGGGAAGGCGTTAACTTTAGAAAAAATTGTTGATAGAGAAAGATCCTATTTAAAAATGCTATCGTTCAATAGTTCGAGGAATTCTTCAGAGAATATCTCAAAAAAACTTGCGAAAGTAACATCTTTGGATCCCATATTCTGGTCATATTTGGCGGGAATAATGGACACGGATGGGTCTTTTTCCATAAAAAAACAAGTTTCTAACAAGGGAACATTCGTTAAGAACGCTCGGTATATCCCAGTGATAAGTATAGGGATGTGTGATACGCGAGCAATAAACTATATTCGAGAGAATTGTTCATTTGGAAATTTTTGCGTACCAAATAATAAAGCGACAACGAAAGGGGTTCATTATCATTTTCAGATCCACTCAAAGCGGGATGGTTGTGAGTTTTTAGAAATGGTTCTTCCTTTTCTGAAAACCAAGGTTGAAAATGCTAAAATCCTTTTAGACTTTTGTAAAAATTCTAAAAATACACTTTATTGCAAAATAGGTGTATCAGAAGAAGAATTAGCATTTAGAGAAAGTTGTCATAGTAGATTGGTACTTATGAATAAATATGGGGTCTTTAAACCAACTCTAATTGACTTGGAAGTCCAAAAGCAGGACGACAAGGCGGAAGGCTAGAGCCACCGTGAACGACTTAACGAGATGGACTCGAAAGAGTATGCGAAAGTCTGAACTGCGATATAGCTTCAAGGGAAGTCGCAGAGGTTGGTCCGAAGAGATCGACCCGCCAGTTAACCGGAAATTCCAGCTAACTGGTCACACAAGTAACAGAGTGGTATTAAACGAAGCAGCGCAACGTTTAGGCGTTTCGCTCCGTCAGACCGAAGATGTGTTGATGAGAGACATGCTCTCTTCAACTGCAAGCTTCATAAACTGTGTTGGTGGCGTGAACGGTAAACTAAAGATTATTGCCGTTTTAAAATCCTCGCTGATGGACTCGAATCTCTTACCGGGTAATGCCGAAGACAACGAGGCGCAAGCAGTCGTAAGACGGGCAGCGTGAACGTTAGCAAGCGCGAGGACCTGGGAAACCAGGATGCAGTGCTCTAGACTCTATGGAAACATAGAGAGGTTAGCAGAGATGACTAGCCCGCTTAAACAACTAAGAACCCTTGTGGTTAAGGAAACGAACTTGAGAGACAATACCTTCGCGAATGGAAAGAACCTTGGCATACTGAAGACGAAACTCTTCTGTATGGCGTGCTCCTCCATTTTTAAGGGTAGTCTCAAAAAACTCGGTTACTTTTTCTGCAACAGGTCGTTTATATTTAAGATAAGGAATGATCTTCTGAAGAAGAAAATAACATTCTCTTCCTCTAATGATCCAAATAAGTTGAGGTTTATATGCTTTTCCCTTGTTCATCCAGGTTATGCAGCCTCCAAATCGCTGCTTAAGCCAGTAGAACATGGGACTCTTGGTGTCATTAAGCCTAAGGAGAATTTTAAAAACAGGGTTTGGTTTGTTTTTTGGTACATCTCGTTGGATGGTAATACAACATTCAGCGTCGATGAATCCAGCCAAAAAGATCAATTCTTGAGTGTCATAAGTAATATTAGTGGGAAGTTTTTTAAGATCTTCCATAATTGCTTTAGAAATCAAGTTTTGTTTCTTTTCTGTTTTAAGAGACTCCATTATGTTGGCTCTCTTTTTGTGGTTAATGGTCTCAAAAAAATCAAGAAAGATTTCACATTCTTTCTTCCTTTGGATGAGAAAGGGGTAAATCTTCAGCACAAAGTCCTTGGCTTTGTGGCCTTGAAGCCTCCATTGACCCCATTTCTTCTGATTATTAGAGGTATTTTTGGAGTAGTAGATATTGCCTCCAAAAAGATCGCAAAAATGGTTGAGAATAGAGGGATTAGAAGAAGAGACGATGAAAACAGGTCTAAAGCTGGAGTGGACGCGAGATATGCTAAAGCATCCATCTCCATCGGCGTAGCCTGCGCAATAAATAAATTCTTCAAGAAGTTCCATAGAACTAAAATATATGTTTAAGTCAAGAAAAGCAATAGAATCTGATAATCCTACGGAAATCACTCGTTCTGACGTCGACGTAGTTGTTAGAACGTTAAGAGGAAATAACGCTTACAGCTTCCTAACCGGAGTTGAAGGCGAGGACAGATTCGGTACAGCCCCAGTCCGCGATGCCTACTTCGGACTAGGAAACACTGATCTTATTGGTCAGTTAGACAACTGTGCTGGCTTCGTCCAAAAGTGGAACTACCCTACACAAGGGTCCACTCTAGACGCAGAATGGGGAACCGTTGCGAACGTAAGATTCTTGCTTTCGAGCATTGGATCTACAACGCAAAACGCCTCCATGCTAGGAGCAACAGTATATAACATCTTTGTTTGTGGACGCGAAGCATTCGCGGCTATCGAACAGGATGCGTATAGCGCTCAGTTCATTTACCGTCCACCTATCTATGACGGCCCATTGGCCCTCAATGCTAGCGTAGGCTATAAATTTGCTGAGGTCCCACGTATTACTAACGACACTTGGGTATTTAACCTAAGATGCACACTAAGCTCATAAGGAGGAAGTCAAATGTCATCGCCTTTACACGCCGTTTTAAGCGGCTCATTCACATCTGACGGCTCTATTGTAAACCTTAGTTTGCCATCAGGTTATAACGATTTTCAGATGACGAATATATCTGATATCGGCTCAGCTGCTGCTAATACTAATGTCATGAAAGCCAGAGGAACTTCCCTCATGCTCGACGGTTCCGGTTACTACTCTCCAAAAACGAGTGGTGCCGCAACAATAGCTCTTGAGGCAACAACCTTAACTGGTGGATTTACATTTGTTTCAAATAGCGCAGATATTGTCATAGGAGCTAGTACAGCTCTAAACGGGACTCCTGTTAATCAGGCGTCTCCAGCTGTAGCAAACACTGGCACTACAACCGGCTTAGTTGCTGGTTCTAGTGTGGTGAGGATGTTTAGTACTACAGGAATGCTTCAAATTTCGAGCATGGATTTTACCGTTGGTACAATCGTTGGCTCGACTAGTTTTGAATTGAAATATTTGATATCTAGTGGTTTTGCAGCAGCTGCATCAGCAGGATCCTTCCGTATTATTAACGCGACATCGGCTTTTTACCCAAGAAGAAGATTTATTACAGCCATTTCTGCAGCAGCAAGCGCGGTAATCACTCTTTCTGTCGTCCACCAGTTTACTGTTGGTCAGGCAATTAGAGTTGTCGTGCCCTCTGTTTTTGGAATGACTCAAATTAATGGACTTGTTGGCAATATTACAGCTATTAGTACAGCAAACAACACAATTACCGTAGATATAAACAGCTCAGGATTTACAGCATTTGCTTTCCCAACATCGGCTATCGCCGGTGCCGGGATCACATTTGCTCAAGTATCCCCTGTTGGAGAGGCTGCTATTAATAGCGTGTCTCAGCCTTACGGTAATCTGCTTGATGATGCAACCGATAACCAATCTTTTTCAGGTATTTCCATTGGAGCTACCGTTCAAACGAGCGGCGTTCTCTATCAGTGGATTGCTGTAAAAGGCGTTTCGGTTTAAAGTATAAATTATACATTGGGTCCTAGAAATAGGACCCTTTTTTGGAGGAAAAATGACAACTAAAGTTTCTGTTAGCAATGTTACACCAGTGCACGAGGTCCCAGTCATCATGGATAGAAAAGCCATTGGGAAAGCAAAGCTAGAAGGTTACATGAAAGAAGAATTACCGCTGGTTAAGGGCGTATTTCAGTTCATCGAGAACGCTGGAATGGCCGCTAAGGTCACCGTAAGGAAATACCCTGGTCATATATTTGAAAAAGAAATGACTGACGGCCAAGAGTATGAAATACCTCTGTACGTGGCACGATTTCTTAACGGAATTGATGTGACCGCTGAAGCCATTAACGGCAAACTAGGCACCTGCTCCTATCCGATTTCTTCTCATATTATGGATAAAAACGGCACTCCTATTGTTTCTCAATTTAAAAGAAAGAAAAGATTTGGATTTCAATCCATGGAATTTGGAGGATCTATCTAAAGTTTTTATGGATAAAAATGGCACTTCTGTCGATTGCGAAAAAAGGCGTTTCGGTTTAAAGTATAAATTATACATTTTGGTCCTAGAAATAGGACCTTTTTTTTGAGAAAAAAATCAGAAGAAAAACTTTAAAAAGAGACTCTAATGGCCACATCAGTTCCAAACACACTGGCTGCAATCCGAACTAAGGTACGAAGAATTACCGGTAGGCCGTCCGCTTCTCAAATATCAGATGTCGAAATAGACGGTTATGTAAATACTTTCTACCTATACGACATGCCAGGCCATTTGAAGATGGAGTCGCTCAGATACAACTACCAGTTTACAACTCAGCCAAATATACCCGCTTACGACTTCCCTACAGACCTATACTTAAGCGCGATGCCTCCTGTAATCATCGCTGGGTACCAGTCGTATATGACGCAGTCTAGACAAAACTTCTTTAGGCTCAACCCAACTCTCAATTTCCTTCAGTCCCAAGTGTATACTGGTAACGGATCCAATGCCTACTCTGGTCAGTTTCTAACTAACACCCCTATTTTGCCTGGGTTCAAGACCAATCCGCCTGGAGCGTATTCAGACGCGACGATTACGGCTAACCAAATTGCCCCTAGCCTAATAAACTGGAACGTCCTTGTGTCGGCTGTGGGAACACCAGACGCCACTTCTGGTATATCCCAGTCCTATAACTTAGTGGATGACGGCAAAGGGAACCTTTTCGCAGATACTGACGCGAATTCTAATCCAATCAATCGAAGAGGGACAATTAACTACATCACAGGCGCGATAAACATCACGAATTTTCCTATCCTTGTCCCCGTTGGTAACCCTATCAACGTGCAATACGTACCTTATGTGGCCTCAAGACCCCAGTCAGTTGTGTTTTTCCAGGATCAGTTTATTGTGTACCCCATCCCCGATCAGGCTTACACTGTGTCCTTCGAGTGTTATAAATTGCCAACAGCTTTTTTAAATGACTCCGTTGGCACTACATCTCCACAGGTGAAGGAATGGTGGCAACTACTGGCTTACGGAGCCTCTGACAAGGTCTTTACAGACTTTGGCGACCTTGAAAGCGCAATAAAGTACAGGCCTCTCTTGGAAGAGCAGATGAATTTGGTATTAAGAAGAACTATCGTGCAATGTACTAGTGAGAGAGTGGCCACTATTTACACAGAACAGA